TGTACTAGCTATGCCAGCTGATGCTGATGCTATATAAATAGCAGAAGCACTGACACCACTAGTAGAACTAATAGCAGCTTCACCTTTGTCTATATTATAGGTGACAGCATCAGTGGTAACTAACGATGTACTAGCTATGCCAGCTGATGCTGATGCTATATAAATAGCAGAAGCACTGACACCACTAGTAGAATTAATAGCAGCTTCACCTTTGTCTATATTATAGGTGACAGCAGCACAAGCGGTTGTAGACTCGGAAGTTACAACAGCAGCGGAGTTAAGTGTTATAGATGATAAAGACTCTACACTTGATTGTGCAGCAATACTAATAGATACTTCAATAAGCTCTGCTGAGTATATTGAAGTTCCGTAATTACCTTGTCCGTATCCTATAGCCATCTAAGCTCCTATGTGATTAAACTATTAAGTCAGCGTGATGCTCAAGTCAGTTTCTGGAATCTTAAAGATGTCACCTGAAGCAACTGTCTTAGATGTACCCAACGGAGACCACGCTAAGAATACTCCANAATAGTGGCTGCACCTAAATCTATATTATAGGTAACAGCAGCACAAGCGGTTGTAGACTCGGAAGCTACAACCGCAGCGGAGTTAAGTGTTATAGATGATAAAGACTCTACACTTGATTGTGCAGCAATACTAATAGATACTTCAATAAGCTCTGCTGAGTATATTGAAGTTCCGTAATTACCTTGTCCGTATCCTATAGCCATCTAAGCTCCTATGTGATTAAACTATTAAGTCAGCGTGATGCTCAAGTCAGTTGATGGAATCTTAAAGATGTCACCTGAAGCAACTGTCTTAGATGTAGCCAACGGAGACCACGCTAAGAATACTCCAGTATTATCAAAGATGCCTATGTGTGTCACAGTACCCCAGCTTGCAGTTGCAGCAGTGAATGTTACGTCTGCACTATTTGTAACAACACCGCCTGAAGCAGCACCAAAAGTAACTGCTTTTCTTGCATAAGCTGTTCCTGAAGTAGGTACTTCAGTACCACCGCCTGTATCAGAAGGAGCTACTGTGTATAGTGCAACAGTCCTCGATGTTGGTTTAGTGAAAGCTGTAGCACCAAATGTATGGTCCAATAATTTATTTTCTAACGCGTCTGAAAAACTTGCCATAATATAATCTCCTTATATTGTTATTATTAATTACCTATCCAATACCTGAATAGATATTTCTTACCCTCAGGGTTGACCCTGAATGTCTGTCTCTATCATCAGCAGCTGTTAACTTACGTACTGCGTTCTCATAGCCTGTTAACCACAATTGAACTCTCTCATCATTCTTGAGGAAAGGTTCTGCTTCTAATAAAGAAGCATATAGTATTAAGTCAGGTGCGTTTGTTGTTAGCCAGTTAGAAGTAACTGTGCTATTTGTACCATCACCTAGAGAGTCAAACTTCTTATAGAAGGCTACCTCTAAGTCATAGGTGGAATCTGGTATAGGTGCTAATTGAATCTCACCACCTACAATTGAATATGCAATAGGCTTACCTGTTGCGTTTGAACCATATAATCTATCTAACATCTCTAAAGAAATAAACTCTAGTGGAGTAACAGGGTCAGTGTTTAACTGAATGTTTCTCATCTGTAGGTAACCTGGAGGCAGTGCAATATATCTATTACCTGAAGTAGTAGTAGCCTGGCTACGTTGCTCCATAGCACGTACTCTCAAGTCTCTGTTTATCCTAACCTCTGCTAGAGATATGAAGTCAGGAATGTTATTAGACAAGTCACTACGGTCCAACCACTCTGCAACTGCCGCTTTGATTTCTGTGAAATTGCTTAGTGCCATTATAGTTTTCCTCTAGTTGTTCTGAATGGTGCGTTGTCTGGGTCATTCAACCAGTGACGCATTCTTTCTTGGTTTCCCCACACACCTTCTCGCATCATAGTCTCTACTAATATTAGAGGGATACGGGCTACTCTATGTTCTCCTTTAGAGTCGCCTCGGTATTGGTTCTTTCCACTTCTTCCTGATTCAAGTTTTAACTGGTTGTTACCAGTAACGAGATTCTTGATTTCGTTGGTATCTTGTTCAGAGGTTACTATTATCGAACCATCTGAATCTTGATGAATTTGGGTAGTTATTATAGACATAATAAGTAAACTCCCCACATAAGCAGGGAGTCTATATTAACTACTAGGCGATTGCTGTAATTGAACCGTTAGCTGCTTCGTTGCCACAGCGTAAGCCGTACTCAACCACAAGCATCTTCTTATCAGAGTCACCGTCTTTAGCGATGTCTACTGTTTGGAAGTCACGTAAGTAGTCTACTGACCACATATCGTTGTCTAACATAAGAGCAGTACCTGTCGGTAAGTATCTATCCAACACTACGTTGAATGTACCGAAGTCTGAAACATAAACATCAACCGAGTTGTAGATTGACTTGTTGTCATCCACTACTGATTGTGTTTGTGTAGCACGACCGTTTAAACCAGTAATCTGCTTCTTAGCTGTAGCACCTACTAATAAAGTAGACGGGTCGCCACCTGCATTCCAGCACTGTGATGCTAGTTCAGTGATGTCACCGTCTTTTAGTACAGAGCTTGCTGATGCGTCACCTTCAGTAGCACTAGTCACAGCAAATGTGTTAGTAGTGATGAAGTGTGTTGCACCTCTAGTCTCACGAGCTACTGAAGCAGAACCGCCTACCGCTGCGTTATTAGCAAGTAAAGCTGTTTCCATATCACGCTTAAGCTCTTTAGAAGCCTTAGCTAATTGGTACGCCATCTCTGACTTCTTACCTGCTTTGTCAACTGCTTCACCAGAACCAGTAACATCCACTGTCTTAGTAGAGATTTGTGTCTGGTTAGTAACACGAACTGTATCGCTCATAGTAGCTGCACCTGCTGCTGCACCTTCAACCTGAGCGTTAGTACCTGCTGCTTCTAGTGAGTCTGTCTGCCATTCAAACAGTGTGTTTGATACTGAACCTTTCTTCGTAATTGAAGATAGGAACGGAGTATCTGTTGGTGAGATATCATAGATTACATCTGATAAATCTTCTCTTTGGCTATTGCCTGTGTTGTACGTACTTTGTGTTGTTGCCATTTTATTTTCCTTATTCTAACATATCATAAAAGATAGAAGCGGCATCATCTGCGTTGCCTGACTTCTTTAACCTTGTACGCTTCTTCTTTGCAGCTTCAGTATTAGCTTCTGCTTTTACTGTGCCTCTGCCAGCCTTCTGCACCTTAGGAACTTTCTTCACAGCTTTCTTTTTAGGTTTTACTTTCTTAGTGAGCCTGTCAAACTCCATAGCTTTCTTAAGAATAAGAATACTACGGTGGTCTGCCAGTTGCCCTATCTCTTCAGGTAAGAACCCAGACTCTGTAGCATATTTGCGTACATCGTCTTTAACAGATTTATCTTTGTCAGCCCATTCAGGTAGTGCTGAGACTAGCTTAGCATACTCCTCTTGGACAAACGTAGCTCTCTGTTGCTGTGCTTGCTCGTACTGTTGTTGCTGAACAATCTGTTGTTGTTGGTCAGCGTTCTGTACTTTTTCCTGTGCATCTCTGAACTCATCCTTCTTAATCATATATTGATATGGGTCATCCTCTTTAAGAGTATTCCAATCAACATCTGCAAATTCAGATAGGTTGGCTTCTTGCTGGTCTTTCAGCATCTGCAAACCATTAGCGTACATCTGTCTCTCTTGCTCTAACTGTAGTCGTTCTTCCTGAATTGCTTCATTCTCTTTACGACCCTCAGCCAGTGCTTGAGACTTACGAGTATAGTCGGATTGTCTTTGATAACCAGCTTTGAGTTCTTCCAAGTTAACCTCATACTCTTCACCACCTACTTTAATAGTATAGCTAGGGTCTGCAATTTCCTCTTCCTCTTCTTCGCCTTCTTCAACTTCCTCTACTTCTTCAGTGGCTTCTTCTTCATCTTCTTCAGATTCCAAGACCTCTTCGGTTTCGACTTCATCTTCCTCTATTGTATCCTCTACTACTTCTGACTCCTCAGTGGTAGCTTCGGTTTCCTCGTTTGTAGGTTGCTCTTCCGAGTTCCACATATTAAGGATATTGTTTGCTGCTTCTTCAGCAGAACCATCTTGCGCTCTATCGAACGCTGTTGCAACTTCCTGGGTGTTCTCTGCAGAATCCATTAGTCATCTCCCTGTTAATTATAATTTGTATCTGAATAGAATTCGTCTTGCCCTTCTGCAAGTCTACCAGTGTCGAGTACAGATTTAATATGTTGGTCTACTAATCCTAAACTCTTGATGGTAATATAAATTCTATCCCTTTCTACTTCCTCGCTAATTTTGGTTTGTAATAACAAATCAATTAGATGTTCTTTTGTTGTTTCAAAAGCTTCCTTATACAAAGGGTCATCAATAAGCCTCTTGGCGTTTTGACCCCTATGTACATCCTTCCCTTTCTTTCCCATAACTTCTCCTTTACATAACTTCTAACACTATAGATGCACTATTTATTTTTATTTTCTCCAAGCCTGAGTTGATATAGGTAAGCCCTGCAATATCAGCTGCCGTTCCATATGTATCAGTACCATTTGTGTCAACACCTGTCTTCATCTTATATGTTACGGTAGATGTGCTTGATGCTCTTATTGCAATCATATCACTCACATCTAAAACAATATACCCATCACTTAGAGTCGCCTCCGCGTAGGTAGTGATTGCTTTAGGCGCAAAGCCTTGTATGTTGTTTCCGTATGAATCTCTATTCAGTTGACGCATTATTGCTCCTTTGTATATTATGTTGGACCAATAGCTACTGGTCTTTTCTGCTCTCTTTCTAGTATTAACTCTTGTTGTTTAAGAGCCAAGTCTGCTTTCTTAATTTCTAATTCTTGTGCTTTAATCTGCATATTAACCTGAGCCTCTTGTGACTTTAGGTTGAGCTCCTGTTGTGCTAACTCAGCTTCTAACTGCATCTCTTGCTGCTTAAGCTGACTCTCTGTCTGTAGCTTCTGCATCTTAATCTTAAGTTCTTCTGTCTTAAGTTGCATCTCCATCTGCTTAGCTTGCTCTTCAGGATTAGGACCTTGTGGCTTCATATCCCCCTCTCCTGGGTCTGTTATGAAGTCTTGTACGTTCTTCATACCCATAGCCTTAATCTGCTCAGCAACTAGATTATATATATTCTTAGGCTTAATCAACATACCAGCACCAGGATGCTGTCCAATCATTTGCAGAGTCTGAGCTAACTGACCAAGGTGCATAAGGTTCATATCCTTATTACCAAAGCCTAGACCTACCTGAGCAGTACAGTCCATCTTCTCTCTCCACTCGTTAGGATACATAGTAACCCACTCGTTGTTAAGTCTTACAATCTTCTCAGGAGATTCATACTTCTGTACTAGTTGGTAAACACTGTTGGCTAGGTCCTTCATCCCAGTCTCAGCAAACACTCTAGCAATCAATTCAATCTTCTGTTGTGCTGCTGACATAACCTGTGCCACACCAGTAGCAGTCTGATGAGACTTAAGTCCACCCTCAGATAGACCCATACTGTTCTTACTAACACCAGTTCTTTCTTCTCTGATACTGTCTATGTATCCAAGCATATTGAAAGAGTTTTGGTCTAGTTGTGGTGTGGCTAATGGTTTAACAGCTCCCGGGGTACGTACTCTTACAATACCACCAGGTCGACTTGTCATAAGGTCATCTAAATTAGCCTGACCTTCGACCACCTCATAACGTCCGTTGTTTGTTAGATACATATTGTCTAACAAGTTACGCATCAGGGTAGTCTTAATTAGTTGAAGGTCGGAGATTAAGTCATATATACTCAGACCGTAGAATTTATGAGGCATCGGGACAGGTGTAAGGGAGGAGAAGGGAACACTGTCCACTACCTCATTATCTAAAATCTCATCTCCAACCTTCGTTATCTTTCTTAATTCATCAATACCGTCGTTATCAAAGTCAACGTACATATAGCACTCAGATACCCAGATACCATCATCAATATCATCATACATACTGTCACCTTCGTGATTGAATCTAGCCAATCTCTCTAGGTTATAGTTGTCTTCTCCACCCTCAAAGGCTCTCTCTATCTTAGCCTTTGGGTAGCCCTGTGATAATAATTCTGACTTAGTTCTCTTTACCTTATGTGCAACGAACCTTGCATCTTCAATACTCTTAGCGTATTTATTAATTAAAAATTCTTCTGGTGGTACATTCTCAATTCTTACTTGACCACTTTCTATTGTTCTTTCTAGCACAACATCGTGGAGAACTTGCTCTCCCTCGTTGGCTGTATGTTCTTTGACCTCAACCGAATCATCCATAAGTAGCACTGTGAATTCTTCTTCGGTAAGGTTCTTATATTCTTCTCTGGTTACTTTGGTTGTATCATCCCAGTAGTGTTTGACGATACCATTCTTCTGAATCAGTGCGTCTTTGAACCAGCTATATATAAGAGAGAAGCCGTGGTTCTGTCGCATAATAGTGTAGTTGACATAATCAGTGGCTTGCTTAGCCATCTTGGTGTCTTCTGGTCCTTGGGGTTCGAACTGTACTACCTTGTCACCTCCTGTGAATATCTTCATAAGAGAAGGCATAATCCATTCGATTACATCAGCTACATCCCGGGTGACAATTTGAGAACGACCTTCTTGCTCGTTGCCATACTTCTTACCGTGGTAACGGTCCATAGCATCAGCACGTTGCTCGCTTAACTTAGTCTGGCTAGCACCAGAGGCAGAGTTTAATTCCTGCTCTACCTTTGCTGATAGCTCGTTTTTAGTCATCTTCCTTGCCATAATTAGTTTACCTTTATTATACTACCCAGCTTAAGTCTTGCTTAGGGAGGCTGCTACCCCAGGAGTTATTACTACCTGTGAACACAACATCCGTCACACAGAGGTATCTGAAACTATCAGCCGCGTGTGAGGTCCAGTCGTGTACGGGTTTCTGAGACCAAATCTTCTTCTTGTCGTTATAACTACTACGGTACTGTAGTAGGGAATCTAATCCCTTCTGACACTTTGTCTGGTCAAACCAGCATCTATTAAGAGTATTCCTAACAGTATCAATACCATCCATAACCCTTAGCTTAGGAGCAACTTGGAAGTCAATACCTAAGCTGTAAGCTAAATCTTTCCTACTCTTGCCTGTACTAAATTCTCTTACTGCTATATCGTGTGGTGCTATGTGTGCACCATATCTATATCCTTTACTATTAAGAACATCAATATAGTGAGGTAGTCCTTCACCGCTGCTCTCATAGTAATCTATAAGGTTTATTGACTTGCCATCATATTGGGCAAACCATATAGCGGTACTGTCAGCTACTCCTAAGTCCCAAGCTGTTACTACTTGCTTGGATGGGTCGTATGGTACTTTACCAACCCTATCATCATCATAGACAGTTTCTAGTTCCTTGGCATAATAAGCACCCCTCAGGGCAGCAGACCAAGAACACTCATACTCTTGCTCATACTCTGTCTCAGCCATATCTTGCCTAGCCATCTCAAGTTCTTCATCATCCAATATACCAGTCTCACTGGCTTTGAATAAGAATCTCTTCCAACCCTTCTTCTCTATGGCTGTATGGTAAATATCATAGAACTCATTCTTACCTTTAGGAGTCCCGATGAATACACCCCAACCTTTCCTATCTGACAGTGCAGGTCTGATAACCTCACTGTACATCTTAGGATTCATCTGAGCATACTCATCAAGAATAACACCATCAAGGTAGATACCACGAAGAGTGTCAGGATTATCAGCACCATAAAGCTGAATCCTAGCGTCCATAAAGTCCGCTCTAAGCTCGGCTTCATTAAACTTAACATCTGGAAAATCTACTAATAATCTCTTTAACTCGTCCCAAGCTACTGTCTTAGCCTGCTTAAATAGTGGTGCTAGGTACGCATACCTAGGTGCTTTCTTACCTTGTTGGATATCCTGTACTGCTGACTTAATCATCTGGTTAATAGCAAATACAGTCTTACCGAATCTTCTGTGACAAACAACTACGTTGAACCTATCTAATTCTAGGTGCAACTTAGCTTGTAATACTCTGGGCGTATAAGGTATTACAAT